CCCTGCGTGCAGACGATTCGTGGTGGGACACGCACTTCCCGCCGAACGGCTGGAACTGTAGCTGCTTCGTGGATGCGATCTCCGACGCCGACCTGACCCGGCTGGGCAAATCGCAGCCGGATACTGCGCCCCCCGATACGTTCTACGAGTGGACGAACCCGCAGACGGGTGAGGTGCTATCGGTCCCGAAGGGCATCGATCCAGGTTGGGCATACAACCCTGGGCGTGTGGCCCACGGTGGGCGCGGCCTGGGCAAGATGCGCGAGGTGGGTCAGAACGAAGGGCGTTGGGAGTCGCTCAGTACCACAAACTGGCAGAGCTACGCACGCCCTCGGGATGTGCCTATGGACGAGGCTCGCGCCTCCCTGGCGTCGCCCATTACCGATGCCGACCTGCGGGGGCGATCCGCCGCAGCGGTCTTCCAGGACGCTATTGAGCGCGTGCTGGGCGGCGCTGAGCAGGTGTTTACGTTCGAACAGGGGGGCTTTCGATTCGATGTTCGGGTCGATGCGGCACGGCTGGCACAGCACCTGGCCGAGAATCGCAGTAAGTGGGATCGACTGCGCTTTGTCCCGCTGATGTCGGAGCTGATGGAGGACCCCTACGAGGTCTGGGCGGGCTTCGAGCGCAACCGTGAGACGGGACTGGTGGCTCTGCGTGTGCGCATCATCAAGGGGGTTCGTGCCGGGAAGGATCGGCTGGTTTGGCTGATCAGCGATGTGTACAAGGGACAGATGGAAGCATGGACGTTCTACACGATAGACAACGAACGTCGATTCAATGCCACGCGGGAGGGGCGACTGTTGTGGGCGCGAGATAGAGACACGTGAGGATGCACGCCAGATCCGGCCCCGCAGCGACCGTCGGCGGCCATGATGCCTGTTGGTGCTGCGGCCCAGACACCATGTACCAATTCAGGGTACGTGACACCCTCGCGTAGGTTCCGTGCGTAGGTTCCGTTTTTTCGCAATTTTGCTTTTGATTGAACCCCAGGGCACCTCCTAATCTGGCCTCGTCGATTTGTTGAGTTCTGCGGATTATGCCTGCAATGCTCTTTTTTCGGACGGACGATGATGCCTGGCGCGCCGATGTGGCGGCGCTGAAACATCATCTGTCCGACCTGACCCCTGTTACGCGGGACATCGCCACTGAACTCAAGCAGTCCACACGCCAGCGTTTTCTGGACGGACAGGACCCAGAGGGCCGTGCCTGGCGAGCGCTGAGTCTGGCGACGCTGATCACTGGATACAAACGCACGGGGAGGAAGCGGGTCTTCACCAAGCGCGGCGTAGCAACGCGGGCGTTTGCGCGGCACCAGGCCCGTAGGCGCATCCTGATGAAGCAGGGGATGCGGGGTGGGCTTATGGGCAGCATTGCATCTGAGGGCACCCATGACAGCGCCATTGTCAGCGCCAACAAGCGATACGCGGCCATTCACCAGTTGGGCGGCCGGGCCGGGCGGGGGCGCAAGGTGCATATCCCCGCCCGGCCATACCTCGGTGTGAGCCGCCAGGACGAGGACGCTCTAAAACGCCTTGTAAGCCGCTATCTCTCCCGATGGGCTTCCGGTACGTCTTGAACGAGAGACCCCCTTTAAACCCCCTTTAACGTTCGCCACAGAGGCTGTCAGCCACTGCTTTCCACCGTTTCTCTCATGAAGCAGCTTCATATCTTTCGTGCAGGGGAGCACACCGCCAGCGACGGGTCGGTGATCCGGTTCACAGAGGCGGACGTTGCGGCCATCGCGGCAGCCTACGACCCGTCGCTGCGTGAGGCCCCTATCGTTGTGGGGCACCCGCGTACCGACGCACCGGCATTCGGATGGATTGCGAGCCTATCCTCCAACGAGGGTCATCTCTTTGGATTTCCTCGTCAGGTTGATCCGCAGTTTGCCGACGCCGTGCGCGACGGACGTTTCAAGAAGATCTCGGTATCACTGTACGGCCCGACGGCCCCCGGCAATCCTCGGCCCGGAGGCTACTACCTGCGCCATGTGGGTTTCCTGGGGGCCGCACAGCCTGCAGTAGCCGGGCTGCGTCCGGTGCAGTTTGCAGATGGTGAGGACGGGGTGGTTGAGTTTGCTGATGCCTACGCGCTCTCTGCTCTGGGGCGTGTGCTGCGTGGCCTGCGCGAATGGATCATCGAGAAGTTCACGCTGGACGAGGCGGACCGCGTTGTCCCCTCCTACGTGGCCGAGGATTTGCAGCGAATCGCTGATGCCGAGGCTGTGGCACAGCCTCAGCCTGCAGCCTTTGGTGAGGCCGCAGGGGCTGAAGCCCCCGCTGGGGGCGTCGACCTCGCTGAGCGCGAGGCGGCACTCGCTGATCTTGCCAGATCGATCAGTGAGCGCGAGGCGGCACTGGCCCAGGAGCGTGCAGAGATCGAACTCCTGAAATCGACTGCCAAGCAGGAGGCGCAGCAGGAGGCACATCGCCGGGAGGCGGTGGCGTTCCTGGAGTCCCTCGGTGGGCGACTGCTTCCGCGTCAGGTGACGGCCCTTCTGCCCGTCCTGATGTCGTTGGAGACGTTGCCTCCGTTGGCATTCTCGGAAGAGGGGCGGCGTGCCGGTGAGGTGCTGCGGCGCTTCCTGGCGGAGTTGCCGGTTCAGGTGGACTTCACTGAGCACTCATCTGCCCTGGATGCCCCAGACCCCAACGATGCGGCTGGACTGGCAAATGCGGCCAGGAAGTTCATGGAGACGGAGCGTCGGCAGGGGCGGGTAGTTTCGGCAGCACGGGCTGTCGAGCACGTACGCCGCGCATCGTAGGTACTGTCATCAGACCGATCTCATGAGATCGGCTTCCAAAATCCACAACGTTTTGACCGGCCTTCAGCTATGGCTACCCCAACCCTAATCAAAAACATGAATGCCGAGGGTGCGATTACGCCCCGACGCATCGTCAAGTTCGGTGCTGCTGATGGCGGCGTGCTCCAGGCGACCGCCGTCTCCGAGGCCCTGCTGGGTGTGGCAGTGGGGCTGGGATCGCTCACTACGGCCTATGCCACAGGCGAGCGCGTCGATGTTCTCCTCGGTGGCACCGCGCAAGTAGAGTACGGTGGAACGGTCGCGCGCGGCGACTGGCTCACGACGGATGCCAGCGGCCGCGCCGTCACGGCGAACCCTGGCGCGGGTGTCAACAACAACGTCATCGGGCGCGCCATGCTCAGTGGCGTCGTTGGCGACTGGGGTGAAGTATTCCTGGCGCCGGGCCGCATCCAGGGCTGATGCCCGAACCAACAAGTCTGCAAACCCCTTCTACTATGCCAAACGTCGCCCCCTACCCATCCGATCCGGCCATCCTGGCGGTCGTGATGGCCTATCACAACGAGTCTCTCATCGCCGACCTGGTGCTGCCCCGTCTGCGTGTGCTCAAGCAGGAATACAGGTGGTATGAGTGGAGCAAGGCGGAGTCGTACACGATCCCGGACACCAGTGTGGGGCGTCGCAGTGCCCCGAATGAGGTCGAGTTCGGTGCCACAGAGAAGGCGGGTGTGACGAAGAACCACGGCCTCAGAGATCCGATTCCACAAGACGACATTGACAATGCCCCCACAGGCGTGGACGTGCTTGGACGTGCTGCGGAGGGCTTGGCGGATATGATCCGGCTGGACCGGGAGCGCCGCGTTGCCAACATGGTTTTCTCCGCCTCGGCCTACGCCACCAGCAACAAGACCATCCTCGCAGGCACGTCGCAGTTCAGCGACCCTGTCAACTCGAAGCCCATCAGCGTGATCACGACAGGCCTGGGCATACCACTGGTGCGACCCAACGTGATCGTGATGGGGCAAGCCGTATGGGATGCGCTGCGCCAGCACCCTGAGATCGTCAGCGCCGTGCTGGGCAACGCGGGTACGAAGGGCTTGGTCTCGCGCGAGCAGTTTGCCATGCTGTTCGAGCTGACAGAAGTGCTGGTCGGCAGCGGCTTTGTCAACACCGCCAAGCCCGGCCAGACGGCAACGTATGGCCGCCTCTGGGGCAAGCACATGTTGCTGTTCCGGCGTGATCCGCTGGCCGATCCGACGCGGAATGCCAACCGCCCAACGTACGGCTTCACAGCAGAGTCCGGCGAACCGGTTGCACGGAGTGAGGCCAATTCCAGCATCGGGCTGCGCGGTGGCGTGGTGGTCACGGTCGGCGAGAGTGTGGATGAGCAGATCGCGGCACCCGACCTGGCCTACTTCATCGAAAACGCAGTCGCCTGATTTTTTTATTTTTTTTGACCGATCTCACGAGATCGGTCCTTTCAACAGCGCAATCACGAGGGCGTTTATGTTGTCGTACTTCAAGGCTCTTACCCCGATTCTCTACAACCAAATGCGTTACGAGATCGGTCAGAAGATCGGGATTGAGCAGGAGGCGGATGTGCAGCAGCTGCTCGCTGCAAATGCCATCGAGCCGTTTCCCGGCGGCGACAACACCGGCGGCGACAACACCGGCGGCGACAACACCGGCGGCGACAACACCGGCGGCGACAACACCGGCGGCGGACCGGCCACGAAGAAGGTGGCCCGTGCGGCCCGTGCTGGCACCTGACCGCCGCCCGATCTACTAAGCAGCATGTACGCGACCTATCAGGATATGGTGGACACCTACGGCGTGCCGGAACTGGCAGCGCTCACGGCGGCCACCTCCGCAGTGTCGGGGCAGCCCGACCAGGCGCGCATCGAGAAGGTGTTGTCCAGGTCGAGTTCGGAGGCGGACAGTTATATCCGCTCGCGTTATCCGGTGCCTCTCACAACCGTGCCGGACGTGCTCACGGACAAGGTCTGCGAGTTGACACGCTACTACCTCGACCGCCAGCCCACCGAGAGCATTACAGACCGCTGGAAGGCGGCCCTGGCCTGGCTGCGTGACGTGCGTGATGGGAAGATCGTGCTCTTTGATGAGACAAACCAGGTGTCTGCCCCCGAGTCGGACATGGTGACGGTCGCCGGGTCGGAGCCAACCTTTACCACCGAGCGTCTGACTGGATACGTATGATCCTTGCGGTCGAACAGGCGCTGATCGCGGCCATCACGTCGGCCCTCGCATCAGCCTCGCTGAAGGCGGACGTGCTCTCGTTTCCGAATAACCCGGAGACGTACCAGATGCGCCACGAGCTGGCAGAGGTGCTGGTCAGCTACGACGGACGTGAGCGAGAGCTTATCAGTGAAGAGGGCAACCGTCGCACTGACCGGCGAGTCGACTTCACGCTCACGGTCAACCACCGCAATCTGAGCACCCACCAGGGTGTTTATGCCCTGCTGGATGCCATCACCTCAGCAGTCGATGGGCTGGCATCAGAGGGTTTTGTCTTCGTCGTTGTCGGGGATACGTTCGTTGACCACCAGGGGGGTGTCTGGAGCTACGCCCTGCAGGTGGAGGGGGTAAAAACC